TCCTTGGCCTAAGCTGCTGCAGGACTTTGTGAAGTTCCTCAGCCTTGCCTATGGCTACGACATCAGCTCCAAGGTGGCTCTGAAGTACCAGCCGTGGACGGACTCTGACCTTGACCGCTGGAGTGGCCCGTACTTCTACCGGGATACCGATGAAGAGGACAAGGCTCAGGCTGAGGCTGATTGGACTCAACGGTTCGATGAGCTGACCCGTATGGACAACTCCAATCCTCGCCAGATGGACCTCTTCCAAGCTGAGCAGGTCCGTGCGGGGTTGACTGACTGATGCCAGCACACAGGAAGTACTTTACTCCTGAAGAAGAGAAGGAAGCCCTAAGAGCAGCCGTAACGAAGTACATACGGTCTCGAAAAGGCTTCCTGACTCGTGGGTACGGTCGGATGAAAGAACGCACGACTAACCCAGAGTACCATAAGGCACATCTTTACTTCGGTAAGGGGCTGATGAGCAAGGAAGAGTTTATGAGGTGGGCGGAGCAATCCAAAGACTCCTTTAATATTCTTTTTGAGGCTTATGAACAGAGCGGGTTTGAGCTTCGCTTGGCACCCTCAATCGACAGGATTGACCCCGACAAGGGGTATACTCTAGGAAACGTCCGCTGGGTTACTCAGTCGGAAAACTCTAAAAATAGGAGGAGTGGATGGAAATGGAAGAAAAACCGCTGCGTATCCTAGTCGTGCCGGATTGTCAGATCAAGCCTGGGGTTCCATTAGAGCATCTTGATTGGGCCGGTAGAGCTATCTGTGAGTATCGGCCTGACGTTGTGGTTAACCTTGGGGACTTCTGGGATTTCCCTAGTCTGTCGAGTCACGACAAACCCGGTAGTAAGTACTTTGAGAACAAAAGGTACCGCGATGACGTTGAAGCAGGGAACGAGGGCATGAAGCGCCTGTTGCAGCCTCTCAAGGACTTACAGAAGGCTCAAAAGGAGTCCAAGCATAAGGTTTATAAGCCGCGTTTGGAGTTCCTCAGAGGCAACCATTGTGCAAGGGTCGCTAGAGCTGTGCAGAACAATCCGATCTTGGAAGGAACCCTAAGCTATGACGATCTGTATTTAGAAGACTGGAACGTAAATGAGTTTCTTCATCCGGTCTTTATTAACGGTGTGGGCTTCAATCATTATTGGCCTGTCGGCGCTATGGGTCGGCCAGCAAGCTCCCCGGCTGCTATTATTGGGAAGCTGCATATGTCTTGCGTGGCCGGCCATCAGCAAGGTAAGCAGATTGCTTATGGTAAGAGAGCTGACGGTAAGAGTATTTTTAGCATCATTGCTGGCTCTTACTATCTACACGACGAGGACTACATGGACAACCTCTCAAACCGACACTGGCGAGGGCTTGTAGTCTTGAATGAAGTACAGGATGGACAATGTGATGAACTTTTCCTCTCTATCGACTATCTGAAAAGGAAGTTTGGATGAACGTCTTGGTAGCCTGTGAGTCCTCTGGAGTGGTTCGGGAAGCCTTCAGGGCCAGAGGGCATAACGCCTGGAGCTGTGACCTTCTACCTGCCGATGACGACTCAAAGTATCATATCCAAGGGGACGCTAGGGACGCTATTTCAGGGGGTTGGGACTTGCTTATCGCTCACCCTCCCTGTACCAGGCTGACTAACAGTGGGGTCCGGTGGCTGTCGGTACCGCCCAAGGGACGTACTTTAGAGAGCATGTGGAAGGAGCTGGAGGAAGGTGTGGAGCTTTACCTAGCCTTGAGGGACGCTCACTGGATTCCGAAGCGGGCCATTGAGAACCCGATCATGCACTGTCATGCTGCTAAGAGGATCAATCCTGGTCCTCGTCAGATCGTACAGCCGTGGTGGTTCGGGGAGCCGTACTTTAAGGCCACAGGGTTTGAACTTATCGGATTGCCTCCTTTGAAGCCAACTGATAAACTACAGCCTCCTGCGAAGGGAACCGAAGAGTACAAGCAGTGGAGTATGATCCACAGAGCTTCTCCCGGTCCTGACAGGTGGAAGATTCGTAGCAAGACTTTTCAGGGCGTTGCAGACGCAATGGCCGAACAATGGGGATGAATATGACTGTTAAAGACTGCACAACGTGTTACTATAAGGACATGCCACATACGTCTGATATGTATAAGCACTCCTGTGCTTCCTGTGAGTACAACAAGAAGACAGGAGAGTTCTCTAACTACTGCACCGACAGTAAGACCTTCTGGCAGGACCATGAGGACCAGAAGCCTCCGGTGCTTAAGGAACTTGAAGGAACGTGGTACGACACTGTAAGTAAGCCTAAACATTACATGCTCTTTGAGGACAAGGGGATTGAGGTCCGTGATGTCATCCAGAAGTTAGTCACAAAGGTAGAACAGTCCGCGGCTGCAGATAAGGTTCTACCGGATGGTATGTTCATTGCGGACTACGTACAGCTCATGCAGTACCTGATGCGTTTCATGGACAAGAACGGCTTGGAGGACTTGAAGAAGGCTCGGTGGTATCTCGATAAGCTCATTGAGGCTTACGGTGAATGAAGCATCGTGAACGTAGAAAACTCTTAAAGGATGAATGGGTGAGTGAAATTAACAATCCAGTCTACCGTCCGGCCTTACAGGTGGCCTGGTGTCGGAGCTGTGACAGGAAGATCAGTAAAGGAGAACCTATGGTGGCTTGGTATACTTATAGGAAGGGCGGAGAGCACATTCATATCTGCCCTGAGTGTGCTTCAAAGATCGGTAAACTTGTGGAAGGAAAAGTATGAAGGTCTACGCTATCAAGCTCTCTAACGGTCACTGGGGCCAAGGAGGCCACCGGAAGAGTACCGAAAAGCTGCAAGGAGCCAAGCTCTACGGTACTTTAGGGAAGGCCCGACAGGCTGTGAGCTACCACGGGGGCAGTAACCTTTGGAAAGGTGCTGAGATTGTGTCTTTTACTTTGGTGCCTGATGATGCCTCCGTTGACCTTAAGTGAACTGAAAGAGAAGCTCAAGGAACTGGATGAGGTTACTCTGATCGAACTGCTAGGGATTACTTCAGAGCAGATCGTTGAGTACTTCACCCTTGAAATTGAGGACGATCTTGAGAGGCTGGAGAACGCTATTGATGACTTTGAGTGAGGAACTAGAGAAGATCAAGGAGTACTTTGAGTACCGGGATGGTGCTGTATACCGTGAAGGGAAACGGGTCGGCTGGGTCGATGACATGGGCTACAGACGCTGCTCCTTCAAAGGTAAAAAGTACAGAGAACATCAGTTAGTCTTCGCCCTTCTGGACGGCTACATTCCTAAATGTATTGACCATATCGACGGGAACAGAACAAACAACGAGAGATCAAACTTGAGAGCGGTGACTCACCAGCAGAACATCATGAATGCTAAACTTAGTGCGCGTAGTAGCACAGGGCATAAAGGGGTCTGCTGGGACAAGAGTCGAGGGAAGTATTTAGCGTATGTCTACGTAGACTACAAGCGTAAAAACTTAGGCCGCTACTCTGATTTTGAACAAGCCTGCCTAGTGGCCGATGAGGCACGGGCGTTATATCACGGTGACTTTGCGAGGAAGAATGCGTAACCTACTAAAAAAGAAACACGTCTACACGTTTGACTATCCAGAGGCGCTAGCGTTCGCTGATCGTCAGTCGGCAGTCTTCTGGACCTGGGATGAAATTGATCTTGAAAAGGACGTTCACTCAGTCCTGACAGAGTTCACCGCAGCGGAGCGGCACGGTATTACAACAGCCTTGAAGCTGTTCACTAAATACGAACTCATTGTGGGCTCAGAGTACTGGTCAGGGACCGTGAAGCCTAACTTCCAACACCCTGATATTGAACTGATGGCAGACTGTTTTGCCTACTTTGAGAGCAACGTACATGCACGCTTTTACAACCGGATTAATGAACTGCTGGGCTTGGCTTCTGAGGACTTTCATGACTCTTGGCGGTACGATCCGGTTCTTGCTGGGCGAATTGCCTTTCTTGATTCTGTGGTTGATTCCAATGATGTGCCTCTCAGTCTTGCTGTCTTTAGTCTTATGGAAGGCTGCATCCTTTATTCGTCTTTTGCTTTCTTAAAGCACTTTCAGAGCAACGGTAAGAACAAGCTGAGTAACCTTGTGGCTGGGATTAACTTCTCAGTCCGAGATGAGAATATCCACCATGAGGCAGGCTCCTGGCTCTTTAGGACGTACTGTGATGAGAACAAGGTAGACAAGACTTGGATGCGCTCTAAAGTCCTGGAGGCTGCTAAGGCCCTTGTGGAGCATGAGCACCGGATTGTTGACCTTCTGTTCTCTCACGGGGACATTGAAGGGATCACCGCCAAGGGCATGAAGGCTTTTGTGAACTCTAGGGCTAACCTGTGCTTGAAGAATCTGGGCTTTGAGGATGCTTTTGAGACTGACGGGGATAACATCAGTGAATGGTTTTATATTGGTCTGACCACATCGACCATTCATGACTTCTTCGCCAAGGTTGGCTCGTCTTACCATAGGAAATGGAATGAACGATCCTTCGTTTGGTGAGTTAGAACAGGCGATACTTGAAAGATACAAGTACTTCGACGGGGAACTCGTAGACCTCAAGTATCGTAGACTGGTACGGGCGTTAAACGGCGAGGGCCGCTATAGGACAATGGTCAACGGTACTCGAATCTTTGCACACAGGGTTATATTCTTCCTGTGTCACAGGCGATGGCCTGAAGACGTTGTTGACCACATCGACGGCAACCCTACAAACAACCATATAGAGAATCTCAGGGAAGCGACAAAACAGCAAAATTGGGTAAATACGAAACGACCTAAACACAACACGAGCGGGATTAAGGGTGTCTGCTGGGTAGAGCATTTCCAACGATGGCGCGGAGCTGTGAAACACAAGGACCGCGTTTACGCAAAGATGTGCCACACCAAAGAAGAAGCTGCTGAGTTCGTGAGGAAAAAGCGGATTGAAATACATGGAGAATTTGCAAGACATGAGTAAAGAAGAGAATAAATATGAGTTCCTGAGTGCTGAGCGTAAGCGACTGCAGGCTCAAGGGTGGCTTCCTGAATGGTATAACACCCCTGGTTGGGCTTTGTTCAAGAGTAAGTACATGGAAGGTGCAGGGTCATTCAAGGAACGAGCCTTGCAAATCGCCCACGCGGCCTCTAAGCACGCTCCAGGGAACCAATATGAGTGGGGTGAGAGGTTCTACGATGTCATCTGGAAAGGCTGGTTGAGCCCCTCTACGCCCACTCTGGCGAACCTGGGGACCAACAAGGGTATGCCTGTGGCCTGTAGCGGACAATACATTGGAGATAGCGTTGTTGACTTCTATTCGGAACTTGTGGATACGGCTGTCCTCACCAAGAATGGTTTTGGCACTTCAGGTTATCTTGGTGACATTCGCCCTCGCGGCTCTCGTATTGGTACTGGTGGCACTGCCTCTGGTGTACTCCCTGTATTTCAAACGTACGTAGATGCCATGAAGCGTGTCACCCAAGGGGTAGCCCGTAGGGGGGCTTGGGCGGGTTATTTGCCGATTGACCATCCAGACTTCAACGAGCTGGCTGAATGGGTGAAGAACAACCCTGATGACGCTAACGTAGGCTGGACGATCAGCAATGAGTTCATGGAGCTGCTCGATGGTGGGCACCCTGACGCTCTGGAGAGGTACCAAAAGGCTCTGAAGCTCAAGATGCTCACCGGCAAGGGGTACTTCCTGTTCACCGGCAAGGTAGCAGAAGCCCGACCGGAGATGTACAAGCAGCATGGGCTGGACGTGAAGGCTTCCAACCTGTGTACTGAAATCATGCTTCATAGCGGCCCTGAGGAAACATTCACCTGTATCCTGGCTTCTATGAACCTTGAGAAGTACGATGAGTGGAAAGACACTGATGCAGTCTTTGTAGCCACGGTGTTCCTTGACTGTGTGGTGTCTTGCTTCTTGGAGCAGGCCAAGGGTAAGAAGGGCTTTGAGAAGGCCATCCGGTCTACTGAGAAGTCCCGTGCCTTGGGCCTTGGAGTGCTTGGGTGGCATTCCCTGCTGCACAAGAGGATGATTCCGTTTGAGAGCTACAAGGCTCAGAAGCTTAACGTGGACATCTTTAGG